AGGAACACGGAACGCGAGTTGAACGCAATGCTCCAGATAAAGAAGTATTTTGGCAACTGTGTGAAAATCAAGAACGGCAACGGTATTGTGAAAAGCGCACAGGAGGTTAATATTTCAATGGGGTTTCCTTTCTGATTGAAAAAAAACGAGATTTAATCAAAAAAAATAGTTAAAACCTTTGGAAATTAAAAAATCGGTTGTATCTTTACTGTGTAATCGAAAGGATTACGATGCACTGGGGCAGTTCCCGGAACTTAAAACAATACAATTATGAGTACACGTTGTAACGTAATTATTAAGTCAGCAGAGAGTAATAACAGAGTATTTCTTTACCATCATTGTGACGGTTATCCAGAGGGTGTTGGTACTGATCTGAAGAAAGTTTATAATTCACTGACTGACTACGCAAAGCAGGATTGCGAAATGATAGCCAACAGATTGGTTAAGGATCAATTCGATCTGAAAGATGACGGCTACGAATTCACAACGGACATTCACGGAGATATTGAGTATCTTTATGTGATTGATTGCTCCAAAATGACATTACGTTGCTATAAAGCAGGGTGGGATGAATCTTACAAGCAGATTGTCAAGAGCAAGAACGAAGTGGAAATCCCGGATTGATAATTGATTGTTAAACTATAAAATAAAGAGCGATATGTATCAGTTAAAGACAGTGAACGGTTATGACTTCTACGAGGTTGCTTCAGCATTACAGAAAGCAATCAGAAGATCGGATGCAAAGGTGGCCGGATATTTCGCACTCGAACTCTGGCACTCGAAGTTTGTGGATTATTTGTGGCGCAGACTTTTCGTAATATCCGCAGAGGACTGTTACGGAATAATCACAAAGGAAATCGAATCGTTGTTCAAGGCATACTGTTATGTAAACGAGAACGCGAAAGAACCGAAAGGACGTATCTTTGTAAGCAAGGCAGTGTTGTTATTGTGCGACTGCCGTAAAAGCAGGGATGCAGACCACCTCCAGAATCTTGTATATGACCGCCAAGATTGTGACGTGGAGAAATGGATCGAGGACGTAAGGAGAGAGCCGTTGAGAGTACCCGAATACACCTTTGACGTACACACCCGCAAAGGCAAGGCACGAGGAAAAACAAAAGCGGACTTTTTCCGGGAAGAACTCGAAGCACTCAAACCCAGAGAGAAAGGACTGTTTGACGATCTTGTGGAATGAGTAAGAAACAAGTATAAACCACGCCCCCGGAAACGAGGGCGTTAACCATTAAAGGTTCGTTATGGAAACAAAACGTGGAAGAAAGGGTAAGTACACGGAAAAGTGTGTTACCATAATCTGTGAGGCACTGGAGAACGGTGAGAGCGACAAGACTGCCTGCAAGTTAGCGGGTATTGATGACAATACCTATTATCGTTGGCTAAAGGATAAAAGGGAATTTGGAGAGCGTGTTAAAAAGGCTAAAGAGGCGTTTATCGAATGGACTAACAACGGCATTCTGGAGGAAGCGAGGAAAAGTCTGAAAACTCTTATAATGGGCCAAGAGTACGAGGAAGTCAAGACTGAATACGAAAGCGATCCGTCCAACCCGGATGCACCCCGTATCAAGAAGCAGTCGCGCACGACAAAGAAGATACTTCCCAACCCGACCGCAGTTATATTCGCATTGTGCAATCGTGATCCCGACAACTGGCAGAACCGCATAACGAACGAGTTGACAGGAAAGGTGGAGAACGAAACCAAAACGGAGGTTTCACTGAAGAATGTGCCGGACGAATTGTTGGCACAGGTAATTGACGCTATCAATAAGAAGTGATATGAACGGATTTGAAAGCGTAGAGAGGTTTATCAAGTTGCTATATGATATAACTATCACAGCCGGAATTCTGTTGGTTTCTGGAGCAATTCTATGGTTCGTAAGTTAAAGACTGATCCTGCACAGCACACCTGCGGGGAATGCACGTTGGGCGAGGAAGTCCGACAGCATTGGAATCAAGCGTTAGACGGTCACTATATCTGTGTCCGTTGTCCGTATTCAAGCAGGGCCAGACTGAAGTCCGAAAATGCTTGCGAACATCTGAAATTATAACTAAAAGTCGAATTTTTTGGAGGTGGGTATCGGTTTTTCCCGACAAAACACTTCGTCATATATAACTATTGGTCGAAATATGGATATTGAAACGATGCAAATAACAAGAACACTGGCCGAACACCCGGAGTTGTTTCTGAAAGAGGGAGCAACCCGTAAGTTGATTTGGTTTGCCCAGTATATGCAGAAGTCGTTTCAGCCTACTCCATTTCACAAGGCTTATTATGAGGTCTTGGATAAATTTGTCAAGAAGCAGATCAAGAACCTTATTGTTCAAGCACCGCCACAGCACGGGAAAGCACTTTTAATTGATACGCCTGTTTTGACAACAAAAGGTTGGAAAAGACATATTGACCTTAAACCGGGCGATTATGTTTTTGGTGAGGACGGCAAGCCGAAAGAAGTGAAATGGAATAGTGGGCGTTATAAACACCCTACACAGGTAATATCTTTTGCAGATGGATTCAGCATGATAGCCGCCCCAGAACACGAGTGGGTTGTTTATGCGGATCACGACAATCATAAAGGCAGAGTTCGTGAAATTGTTGAAACTCGCAATATCTTCAGAAAGAGAAATAGGCGCAGTCCGGCTATAATTGCTAATACTGTAATTGATATGCCAGATGCAGAACTGACTATTGCTCCCTATTTACTTGGATTATGGTTGGGTGACGGTAACTCATACGATAAATGGATAACCTGTGGTGCTGAAGATTTAGACCATATCAGTCCTTATGTGATCGAGCAGAAGCGCACCCATTCAGCATACCGAGTTCATTTGTTTGGTTTGGAAACAAGGGATTTAAGAAAACTTGGAGTGCTGAAAAATAAACACATTCCAGTTCAGTATTTGTTGTCCTCAAAAGAGCAGAGAATGGCTCTTTTGCGGGGTTTAATGGACACGGACGGTTGTGTAAATACAAGAGGAACTTGTGAATTTTGCCAAAAAGATAGTCAGTTGGCAGATGATGTGTATATATTATTGCGGTCACTTGGATATAAAGCAACAAGGCATAAATACACGGCGCGTCTATACGGAAAGGATTGTGGAATAAAAGTGCGCATAACTTTCAATCCAGACAAAAGTGATAAAGTCTTTGATATTCCACGCAAACAGGAACGTCTGTCAAACAAAAAAGGGAAAGACAAAGACGATAAAAGAAAGTTCTTCATAACAAGCGTTGAAGATAATGAGGAACTTTATGTTAACTGCATACAAGTTGAGGGTGGTATTTATTTGGCCGGATATGAGTTAGTTCCAACTCACAATTCACAAGGATCGAGCCGTTTTCTACCTGCGCAGATGTTGGGACTGTACCCGGATTCAAGAATAGCGATTTGCTCCTATGCGGCCACGATCGCAAAAGACTTCAACAGGGACGTTCAAAGGTTAATAGATTGTGACGAGTACCGGGCAATCTTCCCAGATACGCAGTTGAACGGTTCGAATGTCGTTACTATCTCAAATACCTACCTCCGAAACTCCGATGTGTTCGAGATCGTAAACCATACTGGCTCTTTGAGAGTGGTCGGACGTGGTGGAGCGTTGACCTCAAAGACTGTGGATATTATGATTCTGGACGACTTATACAAAGATTCGCAGGAGGCTAATTCGCCACAGGTACGTTTGAGCGCGTGGGACTGGTACACGAAAGTTGCAAGAGCGAGATTGCATAATGATTCCCAACAGTTGATTGTTTTTACCCGGTGGCATCCAGAGGATATAATCGGAAAGATACTTGAAACGGAGAAAGTGATTGTTGCAGAGAAGTGGTCGGACTTCGAGAACGTCCCGGATGACACTTGGGTTCTTGTCAACTTTGAGGCTATCAAGACCGGGCAACCGACAGAGATAGACCAGAGGGAGCAAGGAACTGCGCTTTGGCCCGAACGTCACTCACTGGAAAGGCTCGTCAGCCAAAAGAAGATTGATCCAGTCGGTTTCGAGTGTCTGTATCAAGGCAACCCCGGTAACGCAGAGGGTAAGTTATACAGACCGTTCAAGACTTGGGTTGAAAAGAAAGACTGGGGAACTTATATCCGATCGGGTTGTTATATTGACGTTGCAGACGAGGGCGATGACTACCTGTTCGCCGCTACCTATGACGTGTACAAGTCAGATAGCACAATCTGGAACGAAAAGTCAAAGCGGTTCGAGCCGTTGTTGTTCGTACTGATAACCGACATTGAATTTACTGATGCACCAACGGACGTTACGACCGTAACCGTTCCCCGAATGATAAACAGCAATAATACACAGAAAGTTTGGGTTGAATCGAATAATGGTGGCAGTCAGTATGAAAAGACGATCAAGAAGAAAATCCGGGCGTTGACTGTGGCTTTCTATCAAGGAGCGAACAAGGAAAGCAGGATCATAACGAACGCGCCGTTTGTGAACGAGCAGATAATAATGCCGTTCGGGTGGGAGGAACGCTACCCTGCATTCTATAAGCATTTAAGCGGATTTTTGAGGAAGTTCGATGCAAACGACCACGATGACGATGCGGACGGTCTGACGGGTATCTACGAAAAAGAGGTTGCTGACGGTAACACCAGACCATATGGAATCAATAGTCGTGGAGTTAAGGTACACTAAACGCGCAGAATTGGCGCACAATCAATTATCTTTCAGTGGACGATAAATTACACGGAAACGAAAAAATATTGGTTTGTATGCGATTTTTATAAAAAATAACTACATTTGTGGCGTAAAGCGGCTACGGGCCAACCGCGATAACTTCATTATTCACTAAAAAAATTACAGTTATGATTTGTCAATGTCCGGCCGCAACGGCAATCCCTACCATCCCTAATACGGTTTGCCCGGAAAACTTCGGCCAAATTCAGAAAGTTGCATTCCAAAGACTGCGCCAAGCAGACGGAACAAAGAACTCTTTTGCCGCCGCAAGCGGAACCCCGACTACCCCGACCATCACACTGTTAGCCAGTTGGACTGCAAAGATGGCCGCAACAAACGGCACAAAGATTGCCATTTCTCCTTATGTGAACGCTCCTGCTGATTCGGGTGGTGACGCACGAATGTCAAGCGGTGGTAACGATGATCTGGGCGGTATTGCTACCGTACTCGGAGGTAACCCCGTACAGTTCGCAGGTCAGTTCCGCGCTATCGACCAGAGTGTGATCGAGAAGATCAAGGAACTCCAGTGTGAGGCCGCCGCCGGAAACCTCGGCGTTTACCTGTTCGATGAACACGGACGTATCGAGGCAATACAGGACAAGACCGAGCCTAACACTTACTATCCTATACCTATCCGTTCGCTGTTTGTCGGCGACAAGATTCACGGCAACTATGACGGTAAGGACTACAACCCTGTTCAGTGGTCGTACCCGGAGAACTATTCAGACGGTCTGAAGATAGTTACCCCGTCCGACTTCAATCCTCTCACTGATTTAATCCCTGCTTAATATGGGCGCAAAAACAACGGCGGTAACGCTCGTTGCTAACGGCGTTACAGAGGAATTTGAGTTTTCCCACGCAGAGAGAATATTGAGAATGCCGCGTAACGGCGGTTGGCATTTGCCGGATGACAGTAAATACGAGTTCGTGAACAATGGGTTACAACGTAGAGGAGATAAGGAAAAGACTGGCCGAAAATAAAAGTTCGGCCACTCTTACCCGCGCAAGAATACACCAAAACCGTATCAAGTTTCATACGGTCAAGCGTGTCACTGCTTTCAATGCGCCTTATATTTCCATTCCACTGACGCAGTTTCTGGCGATGGTGGAGAATATTCTACCTCACGACAAATTCGTTCTATTCAAGGAATTGTTCCGTTATCCCGTAAAGACAAACGAGATAACGGGAGTTTGCTTTGATAAGTTGAGCCGTATATTTGACGGTCGTAACCCGGCGTTCAATTACCAGTTCGCAAACAGCAACCAACGCGAAGATTGGGAACGATACAGACAGGAGAAACTAAAAGAGCCGGAGGTTTGGCAAACAAAAGGTTGGGAGTTCTTTAAGTCCGAGATCAATTCGGTACTTATAGTTGATGTGCCCCGCGAGCAAGAGGGCGATCTTCCCGAACCTTATTTCTATTGGTTGCCGATTGATGACGTTATCTGCTACAAGGCCGATCCTACAACTGGAGTAATGGACTTTATTGTTTTCCGCAGACGTGACAAGATTGTCGTTCTTGACGATGAAACCTATCGCGTGTGGGATGACAAGAAGCACACAGGACAGTTGGTTGGAATGCCGGAGTTTGAGGCAAAGCACGACATCGGTTACTGCCCCGCACGTTTCTTCTGGAATGAACCAATATCAATCGAAGAGCCGGACGTGAAAGCAAGTCCGCTTTCAGCCGTACTGGAGAGTTTGGATTGGTTCTTGTTCTTTCACATATCGAAACGTCAGTTAGACCTTTACGGTGCATATCCGATTCTTTCCGGGTATGAGCAAAGTTGCGACTACTCGAACGCAGAAAACGGCGACTACTGTGACGGCGGTTTCCTAAAGGACAAGCAAGGGCATTATCGTCTGGATATGGCGGGATTGCTTTTGAGGTGTCCCAAATGTGGAAACAAGAGGATCGTTGGAGCAGGATCATTCGTTGAGATTCCTGTCCCGGACGAACAGCAAGGAATACCCGACTTGAAGAACCCAGTCCAGTTGCTTACTGTTGACAAACAGGCACTGGACTATAATGTTGAGGAACTGAAGCGGTTAAGGGAGGAAATCATAACGGCCGTTGTCGGTCAAGATGAAATCGTAACCAACCGTGACGCATTCAACGAACAGCAAGTCCGGGCGAACTTTGAAAGTGTGACAACCGTATTGAACCGTACCAAGAAAGGTTTTGAGGCGGCGCAAATGTGGGTTGACAGTACGATATGTAAAGTGCGTTACGCACGTTATTTCCTGTCCGCAAAAGTGAATTACGGAACAGAGTTCTATCTGTACACCCCGGACGAACTCCGAAACCGATACAAGGCCGCAAAAGACGCCGGAGCAAGCGAATCGGAGTTGGACGTTCTGCATAATCAGATACTCGAAACGGAGTACAGGAATGATCCGACACAGTTGAGGCGAATGATGATACTTGCCGAACTCGAACCGTACAGACACTTGACACGCACTGAAGTTACCGATATGTTCAAGGATAAGTTGGTGGACGAAGTTGATTTGCGTATCAAACTGAACTTCCCGGCATATATCCGCAGGTTTGAACGTGAGAATATGAATATTCTCGAATTCGGTAACGCCATTGACTACAAGTCAAAGATTGAGAAGATAACCGCCGAGTTGAGGAAGTATGCTTCAGAGCAGATTCCTACTCTGGCAAATGTTTAACTAAAAATAAAGATCGTATGATTACAAAAGACGGCCGCGACTTGCCTATCGAAAAGTTGACACCAGAGAACTACGTTGTTCCAAAGGGAGAGGAAAACGTGTATCACTGCGTAATCGAGGTGCAACAGTACAACCGAAACAACGGACAGAAGATTTCAAGACCTCGTTTGCAGAAATTCGGCAAAAAGACCTTTGACACTTCCGTTCGCGCAAGCCTGTTGAAGCAAGGTTACACCATTTTGATTTTGCACAGTCCCGCAGACGGCAAGACCAAAGCCAAAAAGAGTGAAAAGTAATCCACGATTTCGTTTGATACGGAGTTAGTGGTATGAGAGCAAAAAGACAAACTAATTCAAAGGGTTAAGAATTATGGCATTAACAAGTGAACTATTGAAAGCAAACGCCACTACGGCGGGTTTGAGTGAAGATCAAGTCAGCGCAATCGTTGAAATGTCCCAGAACGATGAAAACACAGTAATCGCTCACAAGACAAGTGAGATATACAACGGACTGGACAGCGATATTCTGGCTACATCTGGAATCCAGAAGAATGGTGGCGAAAAGACCTACGACTACGCCAAAAGGGTTATTGGCGAGTTCAAAGGCCAAGCAGGACAGAACGCCGGACTGCAATCCCAGATTGCGGAACTGACGAAAGAGAAACAACGTCTTGAAGGTGTCATCGCAAAGGGTGGAAGCGATGAAGAAACCAAAAAGGCACTGCAAAAGGCACAAGCCGACTTGCAGGACGTACAGAACAAGTACGCCGAGTTGAACACCAAGTATGAGAATGACAAGGTTGCTCACCAGAAGGAACTGTTTAACGTGAAGATCGACCAAGAACTTTCACAGGCAACTGCCGGACTGAAGTTCATTGCCAATCTGCCGGAAACAGCGATTGCTGAACTGAAGAAACAAGCCATTCAAAGGGTAAAGGGTTACACCCCGGAATATATTGATGACGGCAACGGCGGTAAGGTTCTCTCTTTCAGCCAGAACGGCGTTACAATGCGCAACCCGGAAACCAACCTTAAACCGTACACTGCGGCTGAACTGATCCAAAAGGAGTTAAAGACGATGGGAGTTCTTGAAGTCCAGAGGACACAGCAAGGAGCAGGATCGCAAGGCGGTCAAGGTGGCGGTCAAGGAGGCGGTGCGATCGCCGACCTGTCGGGAGCAAGGACACAGAACGAGGCATACGAAGTGCTTGCCAAGCAACTGATGTCACAAGGACTGATCAATGGTTCAAAGGAGTTTGACGATGCAATGAAGAAGGCGTGGGCCGACAACATTGACACCATCAAAACTCTGCCAAAGCAGTGAAAATAACAATCGGGTAAGGGCCAACCCCGGAATAAAACAACAATCTAAAAAAAGAAAATTATGTCACTTATTGCAACAAGACTTCAGAACTGGCGTGTTGAAAACCCGGAGTTTGACCGTAATATGGCACGTCCCCGTGAGTATGGCGCATTGGATTTCTTCATTGAGCAGACCAACGCCGCAAACAGTATCATCAACCCCAACCTGCGCGACCGTGCTTTCGAGAGCATTGGTAACACAGTGCAGATTCCCGTTATCAACTATGACGGGGACGTAACCGTACAGAACGTCCGTTCGTGCGTGATCGGGGATGACGAGAACACCTCTGCCCTGTTCACTGTGAACTGGGTTACACTGGCCGTTGGCTTCACAATGGTTCCCCAGTTGTATCGTAACAACGAGATTTCTTATGAACACGACTTTGCCCGTAAGATGGAGAAAGTATGCCGCGCTCTTGCAACCGCAATGGACGTACAGGCTATCGCCGCACTGGAGGCAAACAAGACACAGGTGTTCCAAGATCAGTTGTACTATACCGTAACAGCCAACTCTGTTCAAGTTCCGTGGAACGCACGAATGGAGTTCCTGTCCGATATGAATGCAATGATGCGAGCCAACTCATACCCCGAAATGCTCCACGTCATTGGTGGTGCAGGTTTGGATTCTCTTGTCCGCAAGATGGCCGAACACGACATCTACAATGACGTTAACAAGCGTCTGGAATATGACAACAAGGTATTCCATTACACCAACAATATCGTTAACGAGCAGGGCGTATTCGCAACTGGATATGTCGTTGCTGACGGTAACGTGGGTGTACTCACAAGAGTTGACCGCGAGAGCCTTTCTCGTACCCGTGCCAACTTCCACGAGTGGGACGTTGTTCGTCTGCCGTTCATTGACCTCCCCGTAGGATCGCACTACTACACCGCAGTCGGCGACCAGTCCGGCATCGCAGGTGACGCAAGTGCTGATATGACCTGCGCAGTCAAGGAGTATTTCGGATTCAGCGTTGACATTGCGTTCCTCGTAGCGTACAACAGCGCACCCGAAGCAGTTGCCAATCCGATCATCAAGATCGAGGTTGCAAGTCCCGGTAACGCCAACCCGTTCGCACAGCCTGTCGAGGTAGTGAACAGCGAGGACAATCCCGTGAACACAAAGACGATCTCTTAACGGACGATCGAAACACTAATCAAGCGGGGACGGGTTAACACCCCGCCCCCGTTTTTATTTTAACTGCTATGATACGATTACAGGAAATACAAGCCGCACTGATGCAGGTTGTTGGTTGGGAACAGGACTACAACCCACAGAAGTATATTGACGATGACCTTTGTGTAACAGAAAGCGGTCTGACATTCCAAGCCGCCCACCCGCTTGTCACTCTGGAGAATATCCGTTGCATTATGCCGGACGATTATTTTTTCAAGTACCCGGAGTGGAACGCTGAAGTTTCCTACAAGAAGAACAGGAAAGTCAGACACGACAACCAAGTC